TGGCTACCTTAGTCCATTATATTAGATATTGCAATATAAAAAATACCTGTTATACTGAGCTACAGAAAGGAGAGAATAATGGCTGTATTTGTTACGCAAGAAAACCCTCGAGTTGATATCTTATCAGCAGCGAAGTGGGGTGACCTTGTTCCCCTTGCCTCTCCCTTCGATCAAATTCATATAAATCCTGAACGTGTAGTTTCTCAGTTACGGAGAAAGCTAAAAGGCTTTGGTGAAGATGATTGGTTATTAGCAATGGGTGATCCAGCCATAATCGGTGTTGCATTCGCAATCGCCGCTGACGCCAACCGTGGACGTGTCGGCTTACTGAAGTGGGATAAGTTTGAAAAGACTTATTACCCAGTGAAGATAAGTGTCCGTGGTGGCATTTTAGAACTTTAAACCTGAAGAGGAGATACTTTAATGAATGACGATGTATGGAGTGCGATTGAAGCTGATGCTAGTTTGTTTGAAGGTTTGACAACTGAAACGGGTGGGGAATTATCTGATCTCATTCGTCAAGTTACAGACGTTGAAAAGCATGTAGCAAAAGCTGAAGAAGATCTCAAATCCTTAAAGAAAAGGCGCGACAGTTATCTATTCGATTTGATACCTGCAAAGATGCAGGAGGTTGGAATGGAAAAAGTCGTGGTTGATGGGAACACAGTGAGCCTATCAACTTTTGTTTCTGGCACGTTGCCGAAAGACCCTATCCAAAAAGATGTAGCTTTTTCACACTTACGCGATATTGGTTGTGCTGACTTTATAAAGAACGAAGTAAAAGTTTCTTTTGGAGTAACAGAAGACAATATGGCTAAGAGTGTACAGGCTGATCTTGAAGGACAAGGTTTTGACACAACTGCTAAGACGTGGGTCGAACCTCAAACGCTCAAGAAATTATTACGTGAGCGTGTTCAAAATAATGAAGAGATCGATCTTGAGATATTTAACGCACATATTGGAACAGTAGCTAAGATAAAAGGAGCATAGAATCATGGCTAATAAAAAAGAAGAAGCGAAACTACCTGCCGAACTAGAGGCATTATTTGCAGAAGACTCTGGTAAAGGGTTCGAGGAAGTTACATCAAGTGACCTCCAGATACCTTTTCTCAGAATAATACAACAGATGTCGCCACAGATTAATAAGAAAGAAGCTGGCTTTATTGAAGGTGCTTCTGGTGGTGATATATTCAACACTGTGACCAATAAGTATTGGGATGGTGAGGAAGGTGTTGTCGTTATACCCGTTTACTATCAGTTAAAACTTCTTGAGTTTATTCCTAGAGAGCAAGGCGGTGGGTTTGTAGGAGAACTATCCGCATCTTCTGAGGAAGTACGATCAGCAGAGCGGGATCAGGGAACAGGAATGGAAATGTTGAAAAGTGGTAACGAACTTGTTCGCACTGCCCAGCATTACGTTAAGATTGTTCATGATGACGGTACGTTAGAGTCCGCTATTGTTGACATGAAGAAGACACAACTAAAGAAATCTCGTTTATGGAATAGTTTGATGACAATGCAAAAGCATAATGGAGCAACACTACCTTCGTATGCTTGCATGTATCGAATGAAATCTGTTGAGGACGGGAATGATAAGGGAAGTTGGAATACTTGGTCTATAGCTCATGAGGGTATGGTTCCAAGTGTAGAAGCTTATACCGATTGTAAGGATCTACATAGTAACATCTCCAGCGGTGCGTTGCAGATTGCTCCACCGCCTAGCGAGGAATTACTACCAGCACCAGCTTCTTCGGAAGACGATATACCATTCTAGTTTGGGGATGCCCCCGTTTTTAAAGAAGCGGGGGCATAATTTTTATGAATGTAGCAGAAAGATTTTCATCTCTTTTTAGAGGTTATAGCGGAGCGCACGGGCAAACAACTGTGTTGGATACTCAGCGCGAAGGTAAAAAGAAAGCTAAGAGTTTCTTGGTCCGTGAACCACTGACCTTGGATCTTGTAGAACAGCATTTAGATGGCAAGCGTGGAGTAGGAAGTGTTCCTATTGATGAGACCAACAACTGTTATTTTGGTTGTTTGGATATTGATGATTACAATTTAGATCTACTTGCCCTTTATAAAAAGGTTAATCGTTTAAAACTTCCTTTAGTTATGTGTCGATCTAAGTCGGGCGGGGCGCATCTATTTTTATTCATGTCAGAAAAAATAGCAGCTTCAGAAATTAGAGATAAGCTTTCTGAGTTTGCTTCGGCCTTGGGTTGGGGAACGTGCGAGATCTTTCCTAAACAGGAAGAGGTTATCGTTGAAAGAGGAGATGTAGGTAACTTTATAAACCTTCCTTACTTTAACGCTAAGTATACAACTAGATACGCCTTAGATAAGAAAGGTGAAAGCCTCACACTTGAAGAGTTTTTAGATAGGGCGGAGAACAAGCGGGTAGACGTTGAGACTTTAATGAAATGCACGGTGGGCGCTAATGAAACAATACTTCCGTTGGGACCTCCTTGCCTACAGCAAATAGCTGAGTCTGGAATACCCGAAGGATGCCGAAACAGTACATTACTTAATTTAGGTGTTTACTATCGTATGGTTGACCCTATCAACTGGAAACAGCTTTTAGAAAAAGGGAATCAAGAATATTGCACACCACCTGTACCCGCAAGTGAGATTGTAACTATTCAAAGTCAGTTAGATAAAAAAGAATATATGTATACATGTAAGCAAGAACCGTTAATTAGCCATTGTAACAAATCACTTTGCAAAACCAGGAAGTATGGAATTGGCACTGGTCAGGGAACCGCGACTATTGGTGGCTTGACCGTGGTGGAGTCAGAACCTCCCGTTTGGTTCGTAGACGTAGACGGCTCTAGGTTGGAGTTATCAACAAAGCAATTGCAGATGCAGGTAGAGTTTCAACGAGCGTGTATGGAACAGATGTATAAAATGCCAGCCAAGATTAAAGATAACGATTGGCGTGATTTAATAGACATTCTTTTAGGTAACGCAACTCACGTATCCGTGCCGGAAGAACTAACAAACAAGGGACAGTTTATTGAGCTTCTTGAGATGTATTGCACATCGAGGATTAAAGCCCAAAGTCCTGAAGAGATCATGACGGGTAAACCATGGACAGAGGACGGTGTTACTTACTTTAAATTAACAGGTCTTCAGGAATTTTTAAAACGTCATAATTTTACCAGTTATACCAGAGGTCAGGTTACAGAAAGACTTAAAGAATTAAATAACGGAGATGATTCGACTAAAAGGTATTCTTTTGAAGACAGTAATAATAATCGTAAACAGGTAAGAGTTTGGTACATACCTGAAATGGATAAGGTTGAAGTAGAATTACCTAACGTTACTTTTGAAGAAGATCAGGATATTCCGTTTTGATTGAAGAGAAAACAATTCTTGGCCCACCGGGAACAGGGAAAACCCAAACCAACTCTAATCTTGTGCGCGATTGTATTAAGAATGGTATGGATCCTTTTAAGATTGCCTGTGTGTCGTTTACCAGAAAGGCAGCGCAAGAAAGCAGAGAGCGGGTATGCTTGGATTTAGGTCTCGAAGAAGATAGCCTTCCTTATTTTCAGACTCTTCACTCAATGGCTTTTAGAGCGGGGGGCTATAAGGTTGACGATGTTGTTACGGCTAAAGATTTTATTGAGATAGGGAAATCCGTAGGCTTGAGTTTTACGAACTCTAGTAAAACAGCTATAGAGAGTGACTTTGATATTATTGGGTACTCTAAAGGGGATGCCTATATGTCTATCTACCAGATATCCAGGAGTTTACAAACTTCACTGGAGAACTGCTTTATAGAAGCAGAGGATTACAAACTTCACTGGACAGAGTTAACTAGACTTGTTGAGGCTTACGAAGACTATAAAAAAGCAAAGAAGAAAATAGATTTTACAGACATGATTGAGGGCTTTGTAAAGCGTGACGATCCTCCTAATTTAGATGCTCTGTTTGTTGATGAAGCACAAGACTTGTCTACCTTACAATGGTCCATGGTCAATGTATTAAGAAAGACGCCTAAGTTTCAGATATTCACGGGCGATGACGATCAAGCTATTATGAGATTCCAAGGGGCTGATGTAAAAGCCTTCTTAACTGCTACAAAAAAGAAGGAAGTACTAACACAGTCTTATAGATTACCTAAACGGATTTGGGATCAAGCTCAACGAATAGTTTCACAGATAGAAGACAGAGCGCCTAAGACATGGTCACCCAAGGATGAAGAAGGTTCTGTTCATTATCATCAAAGCTTTTCAGACGTTCCGTTTGAGGAAGGTAATTGGTGCGTGTTGGCTAGAACAAATCACATAGCTAATTTTTATGCTCGTCAGCTTGAAGAAGAGGGATGGGTATATAGTCGTAAGGGCAAAACAAGTATACATCCACAGACATATGACGCGATTATGTCTTGGGAAGATTTGGTCAAAGGCAGAAGCATAACCGTGCCAGCTTTAAAAAACATGTATGGTTTTATGAGGTCGGGAGTTGACTTTATGAAAGGGTTTAGTACTCGATCAAAAGCTTTTACTTCTTTAAAATCGGATCAATTAATTAATCTTATGTACGCTCAAGAAAACCTTGGATTAATGTGGGGAGAAGATATAAGGTGGCACAAGTCTTTATCTAAGATAGATTTAGATACAAAAAACTATGTTCTTAATGCTCTCCGCAGAGGAGATAATGTTAAGCACCCACGAATAAAGGTTAGCACAATACATTCAATGAAAGGCGGAGAAAGCGATAACGTGTTAGTTATAACAGACTTGTCATATGCTTCTTATAAAGAGTACCAAAAAAACCCTTCGTCTGAGCACAGAGTATTTTACGTTGCTGTAACAAGAGCTAAAAAATCTTTACATATATTAGAACCTACAACACAGAGATACTACGAAATATGAAGAAGGATAATGTAAACCACCCGCCACATTATACTAACGGAGAGATTGAGTGTTTGGATGCGGTCAAGTCTGCATTAGGTCAAGAAGGATTTAACGCTTACTTAAAGGGACAAGTCATTAAATATTTGTGGAGAATGGATCACAAAGGCAAGCAGACAGAAGACGCTGAAAAAGCGCAGTTCTATACTAATAAATTAGTTAAAGAATTAAAAGGAACATAGTATGCAAGAAGACCTATTTGATGAGACAACTTGGACTCCACCAGATTTATTACCAGATCTTTCAGGAGAAAAACTGATATCAATAGACGTTGAAACAAAAGATCCTAATTTGCTTAGTAAAGGTCCTGGATGGTCAAGGGACGATGGTCAGTTGATCGGGATCGCTGTAGCAGCGGAAGGATGGAATGCTTACTTGCCCATTGCCCATGAAGGCGGTGACAACATGTCTAAAAAAACGGTATGCCGTTGGATGCAAGATCAGCTTGATCACGGTATGGATGTCGTATTTCACAACGCACAATATGATCTAGGCTGGCTTCTTTCAGAAGATATACATATAAGGGGTCGAGTATTGGATACCATGATAGCGGCTCCTTTGCTTGATGAAAACAGATTTAGTTATTCGTTGAACGCTTTAGGCGCAACTTATTTAGGGGAGAAGAAGCAAGAGTACGACCTTAAAAGGGCTGCAGAACAGCATGGCGTGGACGCTAAAAAAGAAATGTGGAAACTACCAGCCTCAAGAGTTGCTACATATGCTGAAGCAGATGCAAGATTAACCTTACAGCTTTGGCACGTATTGATTGAAAAGCTATCTAAAGAAAATTGCGACAATATACTGCAACTCGAGTTATCTCTTTTACCCATAATATTTGAGATGAAACGTAAGGGTGTACGGGTAAATTTAGAGAAAGCGGAATCAACCAAAAAGTTTCTTGAGAAGAAAGAAAAGGACTTACTTAAAAAGGTTCATGATGAATCTGGTGTTTGGTTAGAGCCGTGGAACGCCACGTCTTTAGCAAGTGTATTTGACGCTCTCAAACTTAAATACGAAAGAACAGCTAAGACTGAAGCTCCAAGTTTTACAAAGCACTTCTTACAAAACAACTCGCACCCGATAGCTAAG